TCGCTAGACCTGAGACAGGCAAGACTACATTTTTAGCGAGTGAAGTAACTCATATGTTATCTCAAACAGATAGACCAGTAGTTTGGTTTAATAACGAGGAACAAGGTGAAAAGGTTATGATTAGATGTATCCAGGCAACACTAGGAGTAAGCCAGGCACAACTATTCTCAAATATTGAAAGTTACAAAAAACAATATCAAGAGAAAACTAAAAACAATTTAAAGATTGTTGACTCAGCCTCTATACATAAAACCTATGTACAAAAAGTTTGTGAGGCTATTCAACCTAGCATGATTATCTTTGACCAAATAGATAAAGTAAAAGGCTTTGAAGAGGCACGAACTGACTTGACTCTTGGTGCAATCTACCAATGGGCACGTGAACTTGCTAAGACCTATGCTCCAGTAATAGGTGTATGTCAAGCAGACGGACAAGGAGAAGGTGTTAAATGGTTAAATATGGGTCATGTAGCAAATGCTAAGACTGCTAAACAAGCCGAGGCTGACTGGATTTTAGGCATTGGTAAAAGTAATGATGAGGGATTAGAGTTTGTTAGACATCTCAACATTAGTAAAAATAAGTTAGTAGGAGATGAAGATTCTATTCCAGACTTGCGTCATGGTAAATTAGATGTTATAATAAAACCAGAGGTAGCGAGATATGAAGACATTGGATAGAAAGTGTAATGTTTGTAAAGGTGTTGCAAAAATATTTGATAATAAAAAGTGGTGGTGTGGAGTTGACTTTTTAACAAGCAAAGGAATATGTAAAGCGAAAAAGGAGAAAAAAAAGAAATGACTAAATATTTAGTATTGGACGTAGAGACTACTACTACGAATAAGGGTAGCCCTTTTTCAGTTAATAATAAGTTGTGTTATGTTGGATTGTATGATGGGAAGACTAGTCATATATTTGACATAGAATATTCTGATGACCCTTATCGTAAGAAGTTAGAAGAGATACAAAATATTATAAATGAATATGATTGTCTTGTGGCTTTTAATGCTAAGTTTGACTTGCATTGGGTGCGTAAGTATGGGATAGATTTTTCTAACCATAGAATATGGGACGGACAGTTGGTACATTTTATTTTGCAAAATCAATCTGCACCTTATCCATCTTTAAATAAAGTTGCCGAGCATTATGGATTAGAACAGAAGTTAGATGTTGTACATGATGAGTATTGGAGTAAAGGTATAGATACTCCTGATGTACCAAAAGATTTACTTGAAGAGTATTTACAGAAAGACCTAGAGGTAACTTATCAAGTTCTTAAAAAACAGCAAGAGGAGGTTACACAATGTCCTCCTGAAAGACAAAGACTGATTAGTTTACATAACCAAGACTTAAAAGTTTTAGAGGAGATGGAATATAATGGAATTTTGTATGATGAAAAAAAATCTATTGAACTTGGGAAAGCTATGCAAGAAGAGCTTACTAAAATTGATGAAGAGCTTGTGGATATTTGTGGTGTGGACGATATTAATTTTAATAGCAATGACCATCTCAGTTGTTTGCTTTATGGAGGAGATGTTACGATACCTAAGAAAGAACTGGTTGGCACATATAAAACAGGAGCTAGAAAAGGTGAGGATAAGTTTGGGTGGGTAGACTATACATATAAACTACCTAGGATAGTAGAGCCATTAAAAGGGAGTGAGTTAAAGAAAGATGGATATTTCAGCACAGATGAACAAACGCTTAGAAGTCTTAGGGGTACAAAAGACGCTAAAGAAGTTATTAAACGTATCCTTAAAAGGAATGGACTTGAGAAACGTAGAGGAACTTACTATCAAGGACTGCCCGAACTCAGACAAACTCAAGGTTGGCTTGAAGGTAAACTACATGGGCAACTCAACCAGTGTGTTGCTAGAACTGGTCGTCTTAGTTCCTCAAGACCGAATCTACAAAATTTTGACGGAGAAATAAAAGAGTTATTTTATTCAAGGTACGGAGGGTAATATGGAAACTACAAAATGGGATTTTAATTATAATGTAGTAGATACAGATGGCTATGTTGTAAAACGATTTAAAGATAAAGAATCAGCTAAACGTTTTATACAAGAAAAGCCTGGACTAAGTTTATCTAAAATTGAACATATAGATTGGAGTAATAAAGAAGATGAATGTCTCTTATGAAAAGAAATTAGTTTGCCTCCTATTAATTTGTATAATGTTGCAAAGTTGCAGTCTAATAGTTAGTTTTCCTACTAATGAATACTATAGATTTATAGATAGAAGTAAGTACATATATGATGGTAGGGCAATAATACAAGGGGAAGACACAACAACAGAAATGGTAATTGATTTATTTACCAAGAAAGAACAAAGAGTAACAGGAAACGTATGCAGTGGTAAGTTATATTCAGATTATCCTTGCATGGAACATAAAGGATGTACTATATTATAAGGAGGTAAAATGCTAATACAAGGGGACGCTTCAGCATTAGAGTGGAGATGTGCAGGATTTTTAAGTCAAGATAAGACAGCCTATCAAGAGATATGGAATGATGTAGACCAACATACAGATAATCAGAATAGGTTTGGACTACCCTCTAGACTCATAGCAAAGACATTTGTGTTTAGACTTATCTATGGTGGTAGTGCTTTTAGTTATGCAAATGACCCTAACTTTGCTGAGGTTAGTAAGTCAGAAAAGTTTTGGCAAAAGGTTATTGATGAGTTTTATGCAAAGTATCAAGGACTTCATACATGGCACATTAAGCTTGTGCAAGAAGCCATATCAACTAAAAAAGTTACCTTACCAACTGGTAGAGTTTATCAGTTTGAACCTACTATGCAGTATGGTAAAAAGAAATATCCTAGAACTACGATATTAAATTATCCTGTTCAAGGATTGGGTGCTGACCTTATGACAATTGCAAGAGTGTCTTTATACAATCGTATGAAAGGTAAGTATAAAAATGCTAAGCTAGTAAACACAGTACATGATTCAATTATTATTGATTGTGAAAAAAACTTAGTAGATGAATTATCTGCAATGATGTTACAAGTGTTTGAAGATGTACCTAAAAACTTTCAGAAAATATTTGGTGTAGAGTTTAATTTACCTATGAAAGCTGAGGTACAAATTGGACGTAATTGGAAGGATATGAAAGTTTGGGAAAATGCTTGACAAGTTATATAATTGTGGTATAATATTTGTACAGATATAAAATTAATAGGAGAAATAAATGATAGTAACTTTAATAGATGTAAGTCAACCCCAGTCAGTTAAAACTCAACGTGGGTCTTATCAATCTTTAGAAGTAAGTTATAGGAACGAGTCAGGTCAAGTACAAGGTAAGAAGTTAATGTCTTTTGCTAACCCTGCAGTTTTTAAAGAAATACAAGAGTTTGCTAAAGATGACCGCCTTGATATTGAAACCTTTAAGGATGATAATGGGTATTGGCAGTGGAAAAACATTGCTAAAGAGGGTGAAGCTCCCCCCAAAGCCTCAACAGGAGGGAAAGCTAATACACGTGTCACAGGAAGTAACTATGAAACCTCTGATGAAAGAGCTAAGAGGCAAGTGTATATAGTTCGCCAAAGCTCTATATCTAATGCAGTAGACCTCCTAACTGCTTCAGGTAAGGGTGTTAAAGTAGATGAGGTACTCTCAGTAGCCAAACAGTTTGAAGACTATGTGTTTGGAAACCCCTCTAGTGGGAGTGCCAAGTCTATTGATGACTTAGAAGATGATATACCAGTTTAGGGGAACACTATACTAGCCTTAATAGACATGGATTTAGTATGCTTTAGGTGTTCTGCAAGTGCTGAGAATGACCCTGTAAATATTGCTATCTATCGAGCAGAAGAGTTATTAGATAACATTCTGACAAAGACAGAAGCTGATAGTTACAGGGCATTTCTAACTGGAACTACTAACTTTAGAAACACAGTATATCCTGAATATAAAGCTAACAGAAAAGCAGAAAGACCTAAACATTTAAACGATATGAGAGAATATGCTATGCAATCAATGAATGCAGAGTTAGCTGAGAAAGACTTAGAAGCTGACGATATGTTAGGTATTCATCAAGATGAAAATAGCATTATCTGTTCTCTTGATAAAGATTTACTGCAAATCCCAGGAAAACATTTTCAATGGGAAATAAGTGGTAAGGGATGGAAAAAAGAGGATACATTCTTTGAACAAGATGATATAGAAGGTTTAAGATTATTTTATGAACAGTGCTTAAAAGGCGATACTTCAGATAATATAAAAGGTATAAAAGGAATTGGAAATAAAACAGCTACAAAAATGTTAAAAGACTGTTTAAATGAACAAGAAATGTTTGATGTAGTTAGAGAATCTTACGGACATGATGATGAGTTTATAATGAACGCTAGATGTTTATATATCTTAAGAAGTTTAGATGATGACTTTAAACTTCATTTTGAAAGGCTAGCTAATGGCTCAAAAACCATGGACTGAAGGAAGGCTTAAGTCTTTTATTACTTCAGTATTAAGGGGAGGGTATCGTAGGTTTCCTCCTAAATACGAAACTTTAAAAGAGGCTTATGTAGGTAAAAAAATTAATAAGGCAACAAAGCGTTTAGCAATGCACTACAAGTGTGCTAAATGTAAAAAGCACTATCCTGCAAAAGAAGTTAATGTTGACCATATTAATCCAGTAGTATGCCCTAAAGAAGGATTTATAGATTGGGATACTTTTATAAATAGACTCTATTGTACAAAAGATAATCTACAAGTTTTATGTAGTGGATGTCATGATAAAAAAACTGCAAAAGAGCGTAAGACTAGGATTAAAAAGAAAGGTAAAACATGAGTGTATTTGTTGTAAAATGTTCAGAAACAATAGAGTTTGAAATTCCTGTTGAAGCTGAAACAGAGCTACATGCAAAAGAAGTTTTTTATGCTAATGTAGATAAAAACCTAGATGAGTTTGTAGTTAATTCTAACTTTTCAATTCAGTCTATAGCCAAAGGACATTAATATGATAGCAAACTTTGTACTTATAATTTCAATGACAGGTTCTCCAACAGACCTGCAATATGTGGGAAACTTTGTTTCATGTGATGTAGCTCATGAGTACATGAATATACATCATAAAGGAGCAAAAGAATCTAGATGTATTTTAGAAGAATATATGTATTTACCAAAAGATTTTAAAAAGCGTATTATAACTTTACACGATAATTGTAAACTAAAAAGGAGCTGTAATGAGTGATGGAGGAAAAGGTAGCAAAAGAAGACCACAACAAGTAACTGATGAAGATTTAGAAGAGGCTTGGAATAAAGTATTTAATAGCAAACCTAACTCAAATCAGTTTAATACTAATGGTGCGTCTTATGTTCAAACTAATAAGGAAACAAAAGATGAGTCCTAAAATTTTACTTATTGATATAGAGACTTCGCCTAATACAGCCTCGGTATGGGGTATATGGCAACAAAATGTCTCAATAAACCAATTACTAGAGTCTTCTCGTACCATCTGCTATGCAGCGAAATGGTTAGGAGAGGATGAAGTAATGTTTGATAGTGTATTAAAATCTTCACATAAGAAGATGTTAAAATCTGCTCATAAGTTATTAGATGATGCAGATGCTATCATTCACTATAACGGTGCTAAGTTTGATATTCCTACTCTCAATAAGGAGTTCTTACTAGCAGGGATGAATCCTCCTTCTCCCTCAAAACAAATTGACCTACTGTCAGTAGCTAAGAGACAATTTAGATTTGTTTCTAACAAACTTGATTATGTAGCTCAACAACTTGGGTTGGGAAAGAAGACCGAACATCAAGGGCATGAACTTGGGCTTCGTTGTATGAGTCGTGACAAAGAAGCATGGGCAATCATGGAGGAATATAACAAGAATGATGTTATACTCTTAGAACGTGTCTATGAGAAGTTCAAGCCTTGGTGTAAAAATCATATTAATATGTCATTATTTAATGATGAAGTATTAGTTTGTCCAAACTGTGGTGGAACTCATCACCAACGAAGAGGTTTTGCTTATACTAACTCTAGTAAGTATCAACGAAGACAATGTGTTGATTGTGGTACTTGGTTTAGAGAGAAAAGAAATCTTCTTGAAAAAGAGATTGGACAAAGGTTTGTTAATGTTGTATAATATTAGAAAGGACTATATATGAGTACTAAGGCTCTATTAGAGCAGGTAGGGGGAAACCACTACAAGAACTATGCTATACAGCCTATTGAGTTTATACATAAAAATAACATCCCTTTTATTGAGGGATGTATTATTAAGTATATAATTAGATGGAAAGACAAGGGTGGACTTAAAGATTTACATAAGATTCGCCATTATATAGACCTTTTGGAAGAACTAGAAAATGCTAACACTAAATGAACTTAAAGAAAAACTTGTCGAGCAAGTGGACGAGGTAGATTTAATAGATATACTTGGACTAACTACTGAGGATATAGTCAACTCTTTTTCAGACCTTATCGAAGAAAACGCTGATAGGCTAATACAAGAGCTAGAACTAGGAGATTTAGATAACCAAGTATCCGACCAACTTTATTAATATATAAGAGAGATTATGGACAAAAGTCAAAAAATATTATCAGATATAACTATATTTAACAAGTATGCTAAATATGTTCCTGAAACAAACCGCAGAGAAACCTGGGATGAGTTAGTGGAACGAAATATGGTCATGCACATTCGCAAATACCCTAAACTAAAAGAGGAAATTAAAGATGTTTATAAGTATGTATTCAATCGTCAAGTGTTGCCTTCTATGCGGTCTTTACAGTTTGGGGGGACTCCTATTGAACTTAGTAACAATCGTATGTTCAATTGTGCTTATTCCCCTGTTGACCATCCTGCCGTCTTTAGTGAAACCATGTTTAACTTACTTGGTGGCTCTGGAGTGGGATTTAGCGTTCAAAGCAGACATACAGAGAAACTGCCAGTCATTATTGGTACGAGTAATAAACAACGGAGGTTTCTCGTAGGAGACTCTATTGAAGGTTGGGCAGACGCAGTTAAAGTATTAATAAAAGCTTACACTAAAGGTAAGTCAGACCCTGCATTTGATTTTAGGGATGTAAGACCAAAAGGTTCTAGATTAATTACTTCAGGAGGTAAAGCTCCAGGTCCTGACCCATTAAGAATTTGTCTAGATAAACTAAGGTCTGTACTTAACAACGCAGTAGGTAGAAAACTAAAGCCAATTGAAGTACATGATATGATATGTCACATTGCTGATGCAGTATTATCAGGTGGCATCAGACGAGCCGCTTTAATTAGTTTATTTGATAAAGATGACATGGATATGTTATCAGCTAAAAGTGGCAACTGGTGGGAGCTTAATCCTCAACGAGGTAGAGCAAATAACTCTGTATCTTTAAATAGAGAAACTATGACAGAGGATGAGTGGAATACATTGTGGAAACGTGTAGAAGATTCAGGTTCAGGAGAACCAGGAGTATTTTGGACTAACAATCATGATGTAGGAACGAACCCATGTGCGGAAATTAGTTTACGTCCTAACAGTTATTGTAATCTAGTTGAGGTAAACGTAAGTGATGTTAAGACACAAAAAGAATTAAACAATAGAGTAAAAGCCGCAACTTTTATAGGCACTCTACAAGCAGGTTACACAGACTTTCATTACTTAAGAAGTGTGTGGAAAGAAACTTCAGAGGAAGATGCTTTGTTAGGAGTTAGTATGACAGGTATTGCCTCTGCAGGAGTCTTGGAGTTAGACTTAAAAGAAGCTTCAGCAGTAACACAAGAGGAAAATAAACGTGTATCTAACCTCATAGGTATTAACGAGTCTGCAAGAATTACAACAGTAAAACCTGCAGGTACAACTTCTCTTGTTTTAGGTAGTAGTAGTGGCATTCATGCTTGGCATAATGACTATTATATTAGACGTATGAGGGTTGGTAAGAACGAACCTTTATATAAATATATGATAGAGACTTGTCCACAGCTTATTGAAGACTGTCAGTTTAAACCTCATCTAGAAGCAGTTATGTCGTTCCCACAGAAAGCACCAAATAATGCTATCTTAAGAACAGAATCATATAAAGCTATTTTAGAAAGAGTTAAAAGGTTTAACTTAGAATGGATAGAGGGAGGGCATAATCACGGAGACAATAAACATAATGTATCATGTACTATATCTCTAAAAGACTCTCAATGGAATGCGTGTGGAAAATGGATGTGGGATAATCGTAATAACTATACAGGTATTTCTGTATTACCTTATGATGGTGGCACATATATTCAAGCACCTTTTGAAGATTGTGATAAAGCTACATTTGATAAACTATACAAATATCTCAAGAGTATAGATTTAACTAAGGTAGTTGAGCATGATGATTTAACAGAAGCTAAAGATAATTTAGCTTGTTCTGGAGGAGCATGTGAAATATGATAGTATCTTTCTATCCAATTTATGGACTTTCTTTAGGTTTTCAAGCAACAGGAGGACAATCTGAAGATGGAACACAAGTTAATGTTGTTTTATTAGATATTCTCTTAATTACGCTACAATTTGCATGGATAGCTAAAAAAGAGCTTCCATAATCGCTCTGTATTGCATTATTTTAAGTAAGCCTATGCTGTGGTATCAAAATATTAGATATTGCGTCATAGGCTCTTAAAATGCGTTATAGGCTAAATATCTTATTTATTGCACGATTTTTAGTTGATGTAGCTGTTTCAGATGCAGCAGCTTCACTTGCTAGGCTTCCTGCCAACCCTTGTCTAATACTTGTAGCAATAAATTCTTTTGTACCTTGATTTCTCATTGTTTTTGGAATTTTTCTAATTGTCGTTTCCATTTTTCTGGAAAGTGCAATAATTTCCTTTTTCGGAAGAACCTGTAATTTTTCTAGCATAGGGTATATTCTAAACCATTCAGACATTAACTCGTCTACAGTAAATTTACCTCCTATCTCTTTATTACCAACTTGAAGTTTTGTACCAAACTGTTTGAAGTGGGTATTAATAGCATTTATAAGCATCTCTTTACCCCCATCAAAGTTTTGAATGTTACGTAAAGCCTCTTCTACTTCTTTAGTTCCTGTTTTAAATCTAGACGCAATAAGGGTGGGGATAGAATCTGCAGCAGCAGCTCCAAACTCTAGACGCTCCGCCTCTTTTAAAGCATTATAAGTAATTTCATCAGAGTTTCTTTGTAAATACGTATCAAAAGCTAGTCTAAGTTCTTTTTGTGTAGCAGAAGTAATAGCAGTTTCGGTTACTGGTTTCCCATCAATTAATTGCTTACTTTCACGCAACCCTTTATTTTGTATAAAGTTTAAAATATCTTCTGCAGATTTATCTGCAACATCTTTATTTTTATTTATGGCATTACCAACTACTCTATTTACTTCTGCAATGTCAGAAGAACGGATTCTACCTCTCTCCTTTAATATATTTAAAGTATTTTGTAACGATTTAAACTCCGGAGAGTTTGCAAATACATTTCTTTCTAAAACAACTGCTGTTTTAGCCTGCTGTAATCCTGGTTTAGAAGGAGAAATAGTTACTTGTTTTGGAGTAGTGCCTTTACCTGCTTTATCTATACCTAATAACATTCTTTTTCTTAAGATAGTTGAAACTAGCTGTTCAGAGTCTCCAAATAAGTCATACTGGGCACGAAGTTGATTTTGTGTATTTTGCATGTTTGCAGTAATAGCTGTACCTGAAATAGTATCTTTTCCAAATAAATACTGCTTTGCTCTACGTGTAACTGCGTCTTTAAATGTTCTTGGCTGTATCATATTAGATATAGATTCTAATACAGGTGTCCCTTTTAAATAGGCAGGGTTTAAAACTTTACTACCTGCTAAATGTAACCAAGTAGGAACACCTCCACCTGCAAACTCAAGTGCAAATGTAGTAGCTCTACTATTACCTGCTGCTCTAGAAATCTCTCCTAAAATACTTGAAGAAACTCCTGCAGCAACACCTGACACTCCTCCTGCTACAGCTCCTTTAGGACCAAAAAATTTACCTATAGCTGCTCCTGTTACTCCTCCTGAAACACCACCAGCTACGACTCTTCCTAGACTTGTATCTTGAGGCTCTTGTTCTGAAAATAGATAGTCAGTGACTTTTTCAGGTATTGTAGAGGCTTCTTTTGCAAGTTCTTCTCCTGACTTTGGTTTTGTCATAAGATAGTCAACAATTTCTGTAGGTGTATATCTTTCTTGGATTGCTTTTGTATAGTCAAATCCTTGTTCTTTAGATAGTATAGGAGCAATATCTTCATCAGTATATCCCTCTTCTCTTGCTTTTTCTATATCAAGTGTCATTATTTATCCTTAATTAAATAGGTCATCTCTTTCAGCCAAAGGTACTTCTGGTTTCTTTTCATCATTGCTAACTATAGGTTTCTCAAATTTTTCAGTAGGAAACTCTTGTTTAAACTCTTTAGTAGTTCTTTCAATTTGTTGTTCCCATCTGGCAGCTACTGCGTTATACTCTTTAAGAACTTTATTTAGTTGAAGTCTAAGTGTCTCAGGGGGTTGTCCTGTATCTAAACTTCCTAAAGTAGCTTGAAGCATATCAAGCTCTTTTACAGCAACTTGTCCCAAAGCTCCTCCAGTTTTATTTGCAGGGTCAGTTCTCATTTTTTGTAGTCTATCAAAACCAATATTAGCTTTTATTTGGTCTATAGCTTTGTCTAGTTCTAAAGCAGGACTTCCTTTAAAACCTTTTAGGTATGCTGACGCACCTGCAGATAATGGACTTACTAGAGATATAGCTCTTTTAATTTCTTTAATAACTTGTTGATTATTTGGAAGCTTACCAAAAGCAGACCTAATCTCATTTTTTTTATCAATAACAGCTTCTTTATACTCAGGAGAACCTATAATCCATTCATACCTTTCTTCCTTTGCATTATACTTCATGCCTTTTTCAGCATTAAATGTATTAAGTAAATTTTGAGCTTTTTTCTTATCTTCTTCACTAGCTGTATCAGAAACTAGAGTTTTATAGGCTTGTACCTCTAGCTGGTTTTTAGTAAGTTCTTTTTCCTCTCCCCTCTTTAATAGATTGTCTACAGCAAGTTTATAGTCTTCTACGTCTTGTAGTAATAAAGGATTTAAAGGGTCTTTATCTAAGGCAGATTGTGCCTTACTTAAAGATAATTTTGCTTTATCAAGAGCAGTCATTTCTACTGAAGACTCCTCACGTATATTCTTAGCAATAATAGATTGATTTTTATTATAATCGTCTATTTGTTTTTGTCCTAGTATTGTAGCCTCATTAGCTTCATTCTGAAACCCTCCTTCTGAAAGTCTTTGAGACAAAGCAGGAAAGAATACATTGGGGTCTTGTAGCTCTTCTGATGTATAATCATCTCTTAAACCTTTTTGTATCTTTGACATAGCAACAGCTTTGTTAAGTTGTGGGTCTTCTGAAGGAAATACTTTACTTAGTCCACTTCCTAAAGCAACACCTAAAACTCCACCTAGTCTTTGTGATGTAGTTGGAGCTGACAAAAACATTTTGTTTAAGTCTTGAGTTCTTTGTTGATTGGCTATTTGTACCTCTTCAGGACTTAAGCCAAATATTTTATCTACTATTTCAGCCATTATCTCATACTCCTTAACGCAGGACTTCCTGCAAAACTAGAAGAACTAGGCATAAATGTTCCACCACCTGTATATCCTCCACTAAAAATACTTGAGAAACTAGGCATACTAAATGAAGGTAATGAAGGCATATCACCAGTGTATGAACTTATAGCTCCTGTAAGAATGTCTCCAAATATACCACCACTTCTTCTCTCTTTATCATAAGCTTGTTGTGCATCTACAATTCTTTGTCCTGCTGCTGCTTGTCCTTGACCAAGGCTAAGCCCATACGACATATAAGGGTCAGCTAATCCTTGCAAGTTTACACCTTGAGAAAGTAAACCACTGGCTTGCTGATATGGAGCAAATCGTAAATCTTGCCCTGCACCATATAAAGAAAGTCCTCTAGTTATATCTTGTTCTTGCTCTTGTCTAGCTCTAAGGTCAGCTTGTTCAAACAAACCTAAGTTTGCCTGCTCTCTAGCTAATGATTGTGAGTAAGCTAATGGATTAATATATCCTTCCGTACCTACAGAAGTACCTAGACCAGTTGTACCTGTACCATAGAGTCTTTCTGATAGTCTAACATCTTCAGCAGCTCTTTCAGGAGCTAACATACGTAGACTTCTATTATAATAATCAGAAGTCATTTTATCTAAATCAGCTTTAGTGGCATCTTCAAATAACCCTGTACCATACCTAGATACATCTCCTGCAAATCTCATTTCTTCTGCAGAAGGTAGAGCTTCCGTAGCAGCACCAAAGTACATATCCATAAAGCCTTGTAGCTCTGGAGATAAACTTATTTCTGCTGTTTTAGCTTTTGTATCATATGTAACGCCACCTGAAGGACCAGAAACCGAGTAAGGAGAGAACTCTAACTTACTATAGTCTGGAGCTTTTGGACTTTTAAACATATCAGTAATACCACTAAATATTCCCATAATTTTTTCCTATAGTTAATCTTTCATAATGTAACACAAAGCATAGTAAGGAGGTAAGTTAGCATTAGTTGCAGATGAACCTTCTGTAGAGTTTGCTACTGTAATTCCTGTTGTTGCTGTACTTGTAGTTCCTGTAGTTGTATTCTGAACTTCTGACTCTCCAGAACCACCTCCATCTTCATTTACAGGTTGTGTAAAAGTATGGTTATGTCCAGGGTCTGTAACTGTAGCTGTGTGAGTATGGCTAGGTAATGTAGCATTTGCACTACCACCTGTATCATTTACATTATATGTACTACCTGCTCCTACAACAAACCTATCTCTTAAATCTGGAGTACTTCCTGTGCCATTACATAATGACCATCCTGTAGGAATTGCTGCCTCAGCTCCTGACCATATAATAATACCTCCACTAGGAAAACCATTATTTACTGCTGTAGTTACAAAAGCTGTTGTAGCTAGTTGTGTTGTATTAGTTCCTGCTCCTGCAGTAGGTGCAGTAGGAGTCCCTGAAAGTGCAGGAGAAATAGTATCTGATTTACTATTTACTGCAGTTTGTAAAGCATTAAATTCTACATCAAACTCAGAACCTTTAATAATTTTATCGGCATCTGAGTCAGGTAAAGTATCTTTTGCTAAAAAGTTAGTAGCTTTAGTATATGCTGTCATTATATAGTTTTCCCTGTTTTTAAATATACATCAATTTTTTGTACACTAAGCGGTTCATCATCAATAGTAGAGTTAATTCCAAATTGAACCACCTTACCTGAACCTCCTAAAGGTATTTTAATATTTTGTATTCCTATTCCAACAGAAGAGTATTTAGCTACTCCATACAAAAAGGTCATACCAAACCTTGATAATGAAGTTACTCCGAAATCTCTAGTTATAGTAGTTGTATTTAAGTTAAGAGTATAATCATACCCATACCTAAAAGTAAAGTCTTGCTCTCCACTACCTATTACAGCTAACTCAGCTCTTTTTAATAATTTATTAGCTGTTGGACCACCTAAATCAGAAGCAGTTGTTAAATATTCAAATTCATATGTGCTATTATTATCTCGATAACCTTTGTACTCTGCTATACCATCTGGTACACCTAATAAAAGTTTTCTATCTTGTGTATTAACTGCTGCTTTATAAATTACTCCATCACTAGCTCTCCAAAAAGTAGCTCTAGCAGCACCATTAGGTAGAGCACTTCTCATATCAAAATAAATCATTGTACGAGAACCTGGTAACATTAGTAAATAAAAAGCTTCCTCTTCAAAGTAAACACTTCTTACATTATTCATTGTTTCTACAGCTAAAAAACTAACTAAGTCATCTCTAATATTAAGAGAAAGTTCACGCATAGGCATTGATTTCTCTTGTATGGTTCTATTAAAACTTCTTACACCACTATTAGATAAAAATATTAAATCAGTTCCAGTAGCTTGAACACTGTCCCTTGCTACACAACCAACTCCTCTAACTACATCAGCAAGTGTCATAGTAGAAGGACTTTGAGCTCCTTCATAAATTACTATATTATGTTTACAAAATATAATTAAATAATTGTTATGCTGCTCTAGTGCAACTATACTATCATTACCACCAACAACAGTACTAATATCTAATATACCTGAACCTGAAGCTTGAAAATCGCTTGGGTCACTTAATGCACTATAGTATATTGTAGATTGATTACTAGTTAAACCTGCTACCCACATCCTACCAAAGGCAGATAAAGCACAATCAGGGTCAAATGTAGTTACTCCTGAAGGAGCATCACCATATCCATATCCTGAGCCAGAACCAACACGTTGAAATATGTAATCTCCTGTACCACTTTTTCTACGATAAACTAATAGAGGATTACCTCTTTGTGCTGCAACTGCTAATGACTTTGCTGAAGGACCTGTTCCTTCTAATAAACTAGAAAACTGCCATCTATTTCCTGTAAAACTAGTTGTAACTACTGTAGTTTCATCTGCTGCAAATACACTTACTGCTGTTTGTGTTGTTGTTCCTTTTAAAAGTTTAGCATCTCCTGCAGATAATATTGTAGTAGAACCATCTATATCTTGAAACTCAAAGAGAGACTCTATTTCTTTGCCAGAGGTTAAAGGTGTAGATGTTGTATCTAAATGGTATCCTTTTCTAGCACCAAGTCTACCAAACTTATCAATAACACAATTAGTAGCTACTGTAGCATAACCACTCTCTAAATTAATTCCAGAGTCTTGGGTATTTAATCCTAAAAATCCAGGAGACCCTATACTAACATTTTTTAATGGAGATACAGCCATTAGCTAGGATACCAAGTAACTTCATCAGGTCTATGTCCTGCTTCAATAGCAATGAGGTCAGCTAACATATTTCTATATCTTAGTTCATGGTCCATAGAACCACCATCTTCACCCCTTTCCATAATAGCTCTAGAAACAACTCCTTCAATTACTACATTAGGATTTATTAATATACTTTCAGTAGGCTCTGTTAAGTCATCTTGCTGCTTAACAATATTAATTCTAATATCGTAGGCTTTATCAGGAATTGGGTATACATCCATTTGTAAGTCACCATATGCTGAAACACCATTAAAGTTATAGTATTGAGGTGAACCTTTTTGTGGTGTAGAAACCATTCTCATTTGTCTGTCAAACCATGTACTACTTTTAGGATATAACTCTATATCATCAGTATCATTATAAACATGGAGAACTCTAGATGTTGTTCCAAACCCAACTAATACATAGTTAAATAGGTCATCTACAGTTGTAGCTGAAAGTGTAGTTCGTAGTGCATGCCAGTTCCAAGAGTTTTCAACTTCTCTTTTTACTACATTTACTAAATCTGCTATTAAAGACGAATAAGAACTCTCATTAAGAGAAGTAACTTCATTCTCTCTGAGTCTTACTAATACTTTATTTACAATTTCTAAATATGTCATTTATTTATTCCTATTCTATATAACAATTATAACATACTTTTGACTAAAAGTCAAGTTATGCCCTGTATTTACGTACTTTCTTAGCAATTTTTTTAGGTTGAGCAACAAACTGTTTACCTTTTTTATTTCCTTTTGCTTTTGCAGCATTAGTTGCTTTTTTTTCTGCTGCAGATAATGAACTCCAAGCACTCTTAGGTAAGTATCTTCGTTTACCCTGGCTAGGTTTACCACTAGAAGTAGTCCATTCTTGTTTCGTCCACTTTTTTAAACTCTTTTGTGATTTAGCTAATGCCATTATCCTCTGTAACCTCCACCTTTAGCTTTATATTGTTTAGCCAACATTTGTGCTTTACGTGCTGACCATTGTCCTGCATTGCCTCCTTTTGTACCTGCTTTAATCTTATTAAAAAGATTTTTACGCATTGTAGGTTTAGTGTAGTTACCTGCTTTGTTTACTGTACTTTTCTTTTTAACTATATTTACCATTTTACTTTATTTGCCCAATATGCAGCAGAGCATTTACCTTTAGCAATATTTTTGGCATGCCTTGCTTTAAAAGATTTACGTCTCATCTTTTGTTTCTTAGATTCACCTGCTTTAGGTTTACCTGCAGTTGAAACACCTTGTTGACCAAATCTAATTGTTTTAGGTTTGCCATCACATAAGGCAACTACTACATGAGATTTAGTCGGATGATTAGGAGTACGTTTAGGTTTATTATACCCAGATACTCCTATTCTTTTTAAAATTGCATCCTTAGACATATCTGCCTTTCATTCTTGTAGGTTTTTTAGCTACAACTTTTTTCTTTACTTTATTTTTAGCTAATTTAGCTGCTTTCATTCCTGCTGAGGTATATGGGAACTTCTTTCCGTTTACGTTTGGCATATTTTCTCCTTATGAATAAAATCTTACACCTTGGTTATCAATCTCTAAGACTTGTCGTCTTGCTTTTTTTCCTTTTTTAGGAAACTGTACGTGAATCCAGGAATTAAATTCAAGAATTAATTTATCAAATTCTATTCCTGATTCTGATAATATGTCCATAGCTTCTTTAACACTACAATACTTTGTTTTAAAGTCTGCAGCTAATCCTTTACAGTGATATGAAGAATCTTTTGAACCTATTACTCTATTTAAAGGTAGACTTCTATATCCTGAAGAAATAATAAGAGGTCTAGAGTCTAGCTTTGTTCTTATTTGTTCTAATCCTTCTGCAAGTATTTCTAAGTTATTTTTTATCTCTTCACTAGCAGTATTGTCTATTCCTAGTCTTATTGCTGTATTAGAGAAAGTTAATTCCTCTAAAGTAAAATGTGGTGTCATTTATACCTTTTTATTTATTAATTGTTCAATTTTTGTTTCTATCATAGGTAGGAATCTCATTCCACTATATCCTATAAAGAATGCTATTGCTGGTCCTGCTAACATACTTAAATTAAATATTTCTAGTAAAGGTGGTATAAAAAACTCTGCTGTTACGATTGCAAGTATTAAAGTAAAAGCTAATTCTTGTCTAGCTCTTTTTCTTTCTACTAACCAGTTTATATGTCCACCTTTAGGTGTTTTACCTTTAAGCTTTTTTTTATTATAATTAAATAAAGCTCCTAGTATGGATGCTACAATACAACAAGCTTTGCTGCCAAAGTGTGTTATTAAGTACTCCATACCTCTCCTTTTTTATTTAGTTAGTCCTTTAAGTTTTTCAAATGTTCTTAAACCAGACAGACCTAACATTGCTAAAGTCAACTCCAATAATACATCTACTTGAAACTGTGGCATAGGTAAGTCTGTTCCTGTTATTGCCAGTATCCATTGTAGTAATGGTGCAAAAACAAATAACCATGCAAATCCAAAAGCTGCTACCCAACCTAATGCAGGTCTCCAACCTGCTACCCACACACTTCTATGTGCTGCCTCAATCTTATTTGTCTCAGCTTGTGCAAGGTTAAGCTTATTAGCATTATCAATAAGTGTCTTTTCAATTGCCTGTTTGGCTTTTTCTGCTCCATTTTTGTCTGGTACTACTTTATCTATAACTGTTGAAATTAATGGTAATAAAACATTAATCATAAATTAACTACTCCGTAAATTATACAAGCTACTATAGGACTTATTGGTAATATAGCTAGTAAAGCTAAAAAACTTAATATAGGTTTTACTACTCTCATACTGACATAGTAACTGTATGTATTAAAACAGCAGTAACTATTGCTCCAAACCCTGCTAATGCTCCCCAAATAAGTTTGTTTAACATTGTTTCTATTCTATCTAATCTTTTGTGTATAGTTGTATATCTTTCTGCACATAGTTTTTCATGTGCTAATAATTCTTCATGAGGAGTCATTATACTTCTCTCCATACTTGCCCTGCCATAACCTCTATAAGAGCCTCTACAGACTCTACAGCAGCTATTGCATTTTCAAGTCTATTAGATTCAGCAACAATAGCAGCTCTATGTGTAACAACTTTTTCTGGAATATCTATTTCTCTTTCTACTTTTCTAGTTATATACCAATCTGTATTAGCTAGAATCATTCCTGCAGTGTGATTTACTTCTGCAATCTTTGTAGACTTTAATCCTTTAGTTACTAATCTTTCGTCAGTATCTTCCATTGCTTCAGTTTCTGGATTCCATACTTGTACATATAATGGATTACCATTTTCATCTACTTCCTCTACATCTTCCATAGCTTTAGGGTTATCTATCTCACCATTCCAATAGTATCTGTCATCTGCCCTTACAGGGTCTGCTTCCCATGTAACACCTATAGCATCTTTCTCTTCTTGTGTAGAGTTCTGTAACCAGTTTCTAGGATATTGTATTTCATTATGTGTAAAACTCCTGTCCATAATAAGAGTTTTTCCGTCTAGTTTGTAAGCCATTATTTTTCCTTATCGTGCGTTTGAGTTTTTAAAAGGGTTCTCGGCAAATGCCATGTATATGTATGTATCTCCACTACCATTTCTAGCATCATCTGCATCTCTTAACTTAAATCCATTAGAAAGTATATCTATTTGATATGCTGTTCCTGATGATTCTGCTGCAGATGTGTTTGCTTCTAAAGTTTCTTTTGCAACATTATATGTGCTTCTTGCTGTATCAGTTATTGCCCATTGTGAAGTGCTATTTGTTCTTTTAGTCATAATCCAAGCAGGTTTAAAACCAGTATAAACAAATGGTCCATCAGCAGAGCCATTACCTGTATATTTACCAAATTTACTGTAGCCTTCTACTGGTGCAAAACAATATAATACTTGATTATTTGTACCACTTAAATTAGTAGCATGATTGCCCAAAGTAACTAGAGTAGCACTAGGTGCAGTACCATTATATTTATTAGTTTCTGTTCCTGCTGCAGCAGTTAAATTAAGAGTTAATGTTTTTGAAGTATCTCCTAGAGCAGTAGCATAAACTGCCCAATCATAACCACTTGTACTTAAAGTTTTACCTATAACAAATTCTGGAGCAGCACTTAATCCATGTCCTACTGTAGCACCTGAAGTAGCATTTCCAGAATATCTAACAATACTAAATCCAGCAGTTGGATTAGCAGATACTGTAGATGCTATAGAACCATCTGTGTTAGATACTGCTGATGAATCTGAACCTCTCCAAACCCAGCCTACCGAGTTACCAGATGGAGCTGAATAAGTTGTTTCTGTTGCATTAGTATTAGATTGAACAACTGCACTTAATCCTCTCACACTATCTATTAGCTGATGGTTGTTAGTATTAGCTCTGTCTTTTATCCAATACCATTGATTAGTAAATACACCTTCTGAAGTAGACTTAATATCAGCACCTGTATCTAATTTAACATCAAAATGCTCACTACCATCTTCAATAGTAGAGTCAGGTAAGTTAAATGTATTCCACTTTTTAAATCCTGTAGGTGGTGTGTAATTAAATGGTTGCTGACCAAAGTTTACTGCCCATGTTATACCTGCTACATAAACAAATGGAAATATTTTAGTACCATCTGTTAAATCATATGAGGGGTTTGTACCACTTGCAGGGTCGCCATCTGTTCCCCAATCTGCTGCATACCAAGTATTATTTCTACCAAAGTAATATTTAGCTGCATCAAAATCTATAGCTACTTGGAATGTTGCTGTACCAGAGTTTAAATTAGAGCCATAAGCTGTGTTAGTAGTTTCTACAATTCTATAAGCATTACTATTGTTTAAATAATAATAGTATTTATTAGCTTCATCAGAGTAAGCTGATTCTACTTTGTTAGTATCTGTTCTAAATCCTATTCCACCTACAGCTGCATGAACAGGCATTGTACACTCAAAATAATACTTACCTGTTGTAGGTATAATTGTAGGAAACATAGTTGCATGATTTACAGAGTTAGATGCTTTTAAGTTTCCGTCAGTCATTGTAGTGTTGACTGCCATATTGTTAGGATTTAATGTAGCAAAGTTACTTGTATCTTCATCTGTTAGCGTAGGTACATCTGACATCAAATCATAAGTAGCATCACCACTAGATGTATCTATATTATTTTCAGTAAAGTTATTACCATTGCCAGAGTTATCTGTACCTCTACCTTTTAAATAAAAACCATTTGTACCATATGTTCCTGTGTATCTTTTAGGAATCCAAGTGCCGTTATCGTCAGTTTCACCAAAGTCTGATGGTGTTAATTGTTGTCCATCTACAAAGTTTACTTCTGTTAGGTAGCCGTCAAAATGCTCAATAGAATTACTTTGTCCTATTGCTTTGCCTGAACCAGAAGTATTTAAAGATAAATCAACATCTTGAGTTGTTGTTGTTAAGGTTAAAGTCTGTTGAACACCATTTACATAAACTTTAACTCTGTTCGTTGCTGTTCCTTGTGTAGTATCAAAAGCAACTACAATATGATACCAAGCAGAAGGGTCACGAAAAACGGCAGGCGTTGAAAATTCATATAAATCACCTCCAGAATTTCGTACATAACAAGCTATAAAATCTCCTGATTGAAAAGCTATAAAACCTCTATTTGTAGAATCAGTAAAACCAGAATATAGTTGCTGTAAAGAACCTAATTTACCTCTTTTTACCCACATGCTTAAAGTAAAAATTCTTGCACTTGTAGGAGTTCCATATGTTCTTGTTAAACTTGCACTAGCAGAGGAACGAAAGCGTAAGCTATCTTCTAATTCATATGCTCCACTTACAGGTATAGCATTGCTGTTATTTAGTATTCCCATTTAATCCTTATCCGTAAGATGCACTTACAGTTATATAAGCGTTTGTACCATTATCAAAATAAGATAGTAAGTATGAACCTGTAACACTAATAGTTGCTAGGTCGGCTGCAGTAATTTTAGTATTAGCATGAGCTGTAATAGCATGGTTACTAGCATTGGTTAATAATATATATCCTGATTGACCATCTGTATGATTGGTAAATGTTAATGTACCACCACCACTTGGACTAGCTTTAAAATTATTACCACCATCTTGGTCAAATGATAAAGAGGTTGTATTATCTATAACAGTTGCTCTTTGTGAACCAGTCCATGATTGGTCTTTGGTTAAATCTAATGTAAAAGTTGTACCACCAAGACTTAACCCTGCTCCTGCTGTATAAGTGGTGTTTGTAGGTACTGCCCAAGTAAGAGCACCAGAACCATCTGTTTGCAAAAACTCACTAGCACTACCATCATTATTAGGAAATGTTAGTGTGTAATCAGCTCCTGCACTATGAGGAGGTCCTTTTAATTTAATACCGTGTGTATTTTCTTCACAGTTTAATTGAATAAATCCTGAGGTATCTCCTGATGTACCTTTAGCTTCTATACTAGGTGTAGTTCCAACAGATACTAGATTAATTTTAGCAGTGGTAACTGCATCATTAGCTATTGTTAATGCAGTTGCACCAGTAACATCCCCTGTATGAGTAGCATTAGTTACTTTAGCAGTATTAGCTGCAATTTCTGTATTAATAGAGTTAGCTAGTTTATCTGCTGTTACAGCATCATCATCAATTTGTGCTGTGCCAACCGTAGCTCTAGTTGCTAATGCACCAAGTCCTGTTGTTGTAGTATATGCTGTATCCCATTGACCAACTTTAGTATCAGTAATAACATTAGTACCCATGTCAATATCATTACCATTAGCATCTAAATCACCACCGAGCTGAGGTGTAGTATCTTCTACTACATTAGAAATTCCTGCTGAGGCTGAGGGAGTGAATCCAAGTGCTGTTGTTACATCTCCACTAGAAAGGGTAACTGCACCTGTTCTTGTGTTAAATGAAGTAACTGCTCCTGAAGCTGAAAAAGCTGCTGCATTCCATGCAGAGCCATCCCACAAAAATAAACTATTAGAACTACTATTCCAATATAATGCTCCTGTTAATAAAGCATCTCCATCATTATCTACTGTTGGTGCAGAACTTTTTGCTCCTAAGTATCTATCATCAAAAGAATCATAACTTGCTGCTGCATTAGTTTCTGAAGTTGCTGCATTAGTAGCAGATGTAGCTGCTTCACTAGCTTTTGTAGTAGCTGTTGTAGCTGAAGTAGAAGCACTACTTGCCGAGGTAGCAGCATTTGTAGCTGATGTACTAGCTTCTGAAGCTTTAGTTGTTGCGGTAGAAGCAGATGAAGTAGCTGACGTTGCAGAACTAGTTGCAGATGTTGCACTAGACGTTGCTGAGGTAGCACTTGTACTAGCACTTGTTGCGGATGAGCTTGCTTCCGTTGCCTTTGTTGTAGCTATAGCTGCCTGAGCTGTAGCAGTTGTTGCTGACCCTGAAGCAGAGGTTGCACTAGCAGAAGCAGCAGAGGCACTAGCTGCAGCCTCACTTGCTTTAGTACTAGCAATAGTTCCTTCTGCAGTTGCGTCTGTTGTAGCGTCTCCTGGTCCACCAGGTCCTCTATATATCCCCATTATTAGTCCTCGTCAGATTTAAAAAATTTCTTTTTAGGTTTGCTTTCTTTTTTAACTTCTTTTACTTCTTCATATCCAGGATGTTCTTGCATAGCTTTAACATCATGCTCAGCATGAAACTCAACTGTATTACCTGTAGTTAAACATTTAAAAACTGCCATTTTAGTCTCCTATAAAGTATATTTATACCTACTAAAAAGTAAGTATAAAAATACCCCCTCCTAAGAGGGGATATAGATTACAATTCCTTATGCAGGAACTGCTAATGCGAAAGCAGAACCATCACGTAGTTCTTTAACACCATAAAGTACATCTGCAGTGTAAAGAGTACCTAAGTGCTCTTGCTTGTATTGAGTTTGTGAACGAACAGCTTGTTGTTCAACTAAAACAGCAGCATCTTTATGTCCCATTAATGCTACACGAGCATTAGCAGAACCAGATGTTGTATCAGCATTAGATGAAACAAATACTGGCATACCATATAGGTTACCGATTTCACCATTTCTGATTGTGTTTTGGTTACCAACTTCGCCAACAAAAGCTTGTTCTGTATAACGATTTAAACCCATAAGTGTATTTCTAGCACTTGGTGGGATTAAGAAGAAACGACCGTCCATAGGAACATCATTGTCGTCTAGTCTTTGAATAGTTCTACGAATAGCAGCATCTGTAAGAGCAGCTTCGTTGTTAGAACCTGCAACATACTCTGTAGTTCCGTCTGAACCAATAAGAGCTTTGTTATAAGCATTAGTACCTGAACCACCATTAAAGCCACGACCTAGTTGAACAAGAGATGTATCTACTTGTTTACCTAGAGCATAACCTGCATCATCTGTGTAGAATTTACGTAGAGATGTAAGTGCCTGTACTTCTGTAATGTCCTCAATTAAACGAGAATATTCAAAGTGTTGATTAATATTAACTACAACTTCTGTTTCAGTTGCAGCAATTAGAGTTACCTCTGTTTCTGCAGCTTTAGCTGAAGCTGAACCTCTTGTAGGTGATGGAATATGAACTGTATCACCTTTTTTGCCTGTAAAAGACATTTTTTTAAACATATTTGCTGCTACTAAACTCTTTTTATATGCAGCGACAATCTCGTCACTCCAAATTTCAGGGATAAAGGTAGCGGCAGTTGTTGTTGTTACATGATTTGTACCAAGTGCCATGATAATTTCCTTTTTAAAATGTTACGTTAAATTACACGACCTTCTCTATAGGCTGCCATAATCTCTTCAGACATAGCATCATAACGGTCTGGGTCGTTTTGCATAAGTTTAATAATATCGCTTCTACGATACTTCTTTTTTGAAACAGGTTCATTATTACCTTTTCCACCAACATCAGCAGCTTTTAATTGTTGTTCTCTGTCCACTTTAGATGTTTCAGCAACTTTTTTACTAATGTTTTGCTTTTCTTTCCAAGTTGATAGTAACTCATGTGCAGAGTCATAATCATAATCAACTTCAGCTCGTGTAAAAAGTTCGGTTCTTACTTTAGAGGCTTTAATCCATTCTACAAAATCAGGGTTTTGAACTATCTCTGGTATATCTGGATGCTCAGAATTTAATCGTGTCAATGTCTCATTACGTTTCATTGCCACTTTAGCTTCTTTAGCTTCCTTAATAGCAGGGTGACTGTCAATTACCTTATTTACACTAGATTTAGGGTCAGCATAAAAGTCTTCTTCCGTTACTTCTGTTTCTTGCTTCGCTGAATCTTTTGATGTTTGAGTTTTTATGAAGTCGTCTACCACTTTTCTTAGGTCACCTACTTCAGAGCCTTGTTTACCAATTAGCTTTTCAGCCTGTTGGTGCATTTCTACAATCTCTTTAACAGATTTTCCTTTATACTTCTCTGGTAAATCATCCTCAGGTTTAGCCTCTTCCTTAGCCTCGACTTTTTCAGCTACAGGTTCTACTACATCTTCCAATGTAGCTTCTTTTGTAACTGTATCATCAATAGGTGTAGCTTCCTTCGTACTGTCTTCTATAACTTCATCAATTAATTCTGCCATATTATTTTCTCCTGTGCTAATAGCATTTTAGGAAAGAAATCACAAGCGGCTATTCTTGTTGCTTCTTTTCTTGTTGCAGCTTTTGTTTATGCTTTTTGTCCCATTTGGCTGCAGCACCTGGGAAGCTTCCTGTTATACCCTCAAGGTAGAAATTTGGAGAGCTGATAATTTTGTCAGCTTCTTTTCCACATTTAGGACATTCATATGTTTTTGTATATTCGGTTAGCTCTTCAAAGTAATGATTACAATGTGAGCATTGAAACTCAAATAGTTTCTTCATTTTGTAGCTCCTCATAGGATTGTTCTGACACTTGATGTAGTGTAAGTATCCACTGAAGTATATCTAACTGCCCTTTACGCTTATGTAAGTCTTCTAATGTTTCGGCAGTATTAATTTTATTGTAAGCGTCAAACATTTCTTGTGTGTCTTCTATAAGGTCTTTCCAACCTTTAGTAGCCATCATGTTAAAACGTTCTTCATAATAAGTTTGTAAATCTTTATCCATTACTATTGCACCTTTTAAAAAAATGTGTTATAATAGTCCGTCTATATTATAATTATACCACAAACCTACTTGTTTGTCAAGGTATCCATGTCTTTTTTCATTTGTAATTCTACTATTTCTTTGTTTTGGTCCATATCTGCTTCTTTAAGCATTAACTCAGCTACTTTAACTCTTCTATCAAACTCTGATGCAATCATATCATCTTCATTTGGTAAGTTAGTTGATATAGCTGTAAGTACTTTAGCTCTAGTTTCTTCTGGCACTGAGGAGGCTTCTGCCATATTACGTACAGCTTGAGATTTATTAACCTCAACTTTAGAGGCAACTTCTGCTACATCTGCTTGTGCTTTTTGCATTTGTAGTTGTGTTACCATTTGCTGTATCTGAGCCTCTTGTTGCTGTTGCTCTGGGTTTGGAGACATAGCTTCCATTAGTGTAGTTTTTAACTGCTCTTTATTAGGTAAAGTAGAATTTTCTAAAATACCTTGAAGCAATATTGGTGTTACTGGACTGTCTGGTCCTAGTGTTTTAAGTAGATTAATAAATTGTAACTGCTCTACTTCTCTAGCTAACATTCCTAAACTTGAACTTGGAACAAACTTCCAATCTTGTACTGGGAAATTTTCTGGGTCAAACTGCATAAATCTCCAAGCAGCCTTTTCTACAAAAGGAATTAAAAATTGGTCTTGAAAGTTTACTAATGTTCGTTTATTACGTTTTAGTATTCCAGAAAGAGTAACTGATAATTCTCCTCCTGTAGGTTGTTTTTGCATACTAGCAGTATCTAAAGTACCTGTTGCTTGTAATAACATATTTTCAAATGTTTGTGCTGTTTGAATATTACTAGGGTCTGTGTTACCAAACTTAAATGGCATTAGTATTTCAGCAGGGTTACCATTTGTTAATACTGATTTACCAGGTCTAATTTCTAGTCGGCTTCCACGAGGAAGTCTAGTAGCATCCATACCCATCATAGGCACTGTTGTTAATGCTAAAGAGTCTAAATGGCTTCTTAGTTGTGCATCAATAGCTTTTTGCATATTAAAGCCTTTTTCTGCTACACCTCTACCCCAAAATCTATTAGGAACAGTATCATCTTGGTAAGCTACAACAGGTCTATCTTGCATCATATATGGTGATTTTTCTGCTTTTAATAAAGCAGTGCCATTACCAATAACAATAATAGCTTCTACTAAATTACCATAATCTTCTAATATTTTTGGTGTTTCTACATCATCTGTAAATAACTCTTCAATAGGCTCTTCTTCACCTAATGACTCTAATAATACTTCAGGAACTAATCCATAATAACGTACTATCTTAACTTTATCTTGATTATACTCTTCATCAATCCAACTTGCTTCTATATCATTGTCAGGTGTGGATGGTGTACCTAAATCTGTAGCAAAATATACACCATTAGTCATATTTTCTGCAATTTTATGTGTAGATACAAATTCTTCAACAGCTACACCCATTGCATCTTTAATTGATGTTGCTGTAGGGTCAATTAAGAAGTTTTGAGGGTTTATTGGCATTAATTCAACGCTAACTTTATCTTTTTTTACTACTCCAATAGCTCTAGCATCTACATCAGGCATATTTTGTTGGGCAGGAACAAGCTCTTCTACCTTTTTAAGTGTTACTTCACCAATACCAGTGCCGTAAATAGACGCTAATAGTGTAATATCTCCTACAGCTTTACGTAAACCACTTTTTTTAAAGCATTCTTTCATATAAGCCTGGATAACTTCTATGTCTTGCTTATTTTGGTCTACTAAGTCGTCTTCTATATTAAATAAAGACCCTCCTGAACCAAATACAGCCTCTTCTATTTCAGCTGTGTGGTTTTCAATTGCTTGTTGTAGTGAAGGAGATATAATTCTACTTCTTTCAGAGTCTCTTAATCTGTCCTCTGCATGCCATTCTCCTCTCCAGAGACGTTCATATTCCTTCCATTGTTCTAAGTAATTAGAGTCTCTGTGGTCTTTCCAGTCCTCTACGTACCCCATAATCCAACTTACTAATTTATTTTGTGTCATTAGTGTTCCTTTTGTTAATATCCAGAGACTACATCTAGTACTTCATACTCTTCATCTTCATAATCTTGTACATAATCTACTACTTGTACTTGGTCTATGTATGATAAAGCATCTACCAAATCATCATGTAACTGTGAATTAGGAAAATTTAATAATTGGTCTATAAACTCATTATTCCATTGTCCATGATTTAAAGTTACTTTTCCATGTTCAAACCTACCTTGTAATGACCATACAATTCTATCAGTTTTCTTTTGATTTCCATGAGTACAATCATCAATTCTAAAGTAATGGTTATGCTTACGCATTAAATCCATTAAATATGGTAATGCTGCATTTTTTAATGCACCTTTTTCTATACCTACTGCAGTGGGTTCATACTGCATAACAGCAGTCATAATCTGATGGCATGTTTCTTTAATATCCCATCTACCATGTTTTATTTCAGCTACCCACCATCCTTCTTCCGAAACTTTGACAATTGCAATTGCTGTTTCGTCAAGTTTTTTACTTTTGTTAGCTGACTCTTTATCAACATTAATAAACCCTGCCAAGTCAACAGCAATATAATACCTACCATCAGAAGGTTCTTCATCATCTAAATGTATCCATTCCTCTTTAAATATATCTCTACTAGCTGCTTCAAATGAAGCTAAAAATTCTTGTCTAAATGCAAAAGAACTCATAGAGGTTTTTGCAGCTTCTATTTCACTAGCAGGTATAAGAGGATTATCATATGATGAATAATGAAATCCTGCCCATTGCTTATCTTTTCCACTCTCTGCAAATGTATATAATTCGTAGAAGTGGTTACGTCCTTTAGGAGTACCAATAAATAGTGCTCCACCTTGTACATCAGCTAATGCAGGACGTAGTATTTGTTCCCATACATTAGGTTTAATGTCAGCATATTCGTCAATAACACAAAATGCTAAGCCTACACCCCTAAGAGTGTCAGGTCTATCTGCACCTTTTAAGTAAATTTTACGTCCATTTACTAGAGTGAGTACAGAAGTATTCTCATGAGCAGATTTAATTACCTCATGCCCTAATTCTTTTAGTAGTCCCCACAAAATATCTTTTGCTTGTTGATATGTAGGTGCTACATAAAATACATCTTTACTTGTACTTTTTAATGCTTCTATTAAAAGCATCCACGCAGCCAAACGAGATTTTCCAAAACGCCTACCTGCAGCTACTATACGGAATCTAGTTGTATCGTTAAATACTTCTAGCTGCTTTTCATGCAGCTTTACTTGTAAGTTAGCCATTATTCTTTTATTTCTGTAAATTCACCATCTATTTCTTCATCTTCTTTAGAAGAAATAACAGTTTCACCAACACCCATAATTTGTATATTGATTGAATTGTTCTTACTTTTCATTTTAGTAAGGTAATCTGCAGGAACAACTCTATCCATAACTATTTTAAGACAAGCCATCTGGTCTTCGTCTTCATCATTCAAAGCTTTATCTAAAACTTTCTGAACAATGTATTTACTTTTACGACCAAGCATCTCAGCAAGTACCTCTTGGCTACGAGCTTTTTTACTTTGAGGAAGTATAGCTTTTTTATTAATTGAGCTTTGTATAGGAGGTAATCCTTCTTCTTTACGTTTTTTATTTTGGTTTTTTATAGATGGGCGACCTGCACCAGGGCGTTTACCCCCTCGACCGTCTTTCTTCTTAGGTGCATCCACTTTGTCTATTTCAATAGAAATTTCTTCACTCATATAATAATTATACCACAACTCTTGACAAAAGTCAAGGACTATGTTATAGAAGTAAAGAAAGTTTAATTATTTTAAAGAAAGGTATTTACAAATGATTAAAAATATGATATAATATTTATATAATTAATAATTAATTAAAAAGTTTTTTAACAAAAAAAAACTTTTTTAATAATAAAAAAGCCTTCTGTTTAGGGAAGGCTTTTTATAATGTATTTATCTAATCAATGCGGAGGGTGGCAAACCACCTGACGCAAAATGTCAAGTGTTTTTTTAACTATTTTCCCCCATTTACCCTCTGATATATTTAGTGTGGTACATATGCATATTTACAAATACAAATACACACCCCCCCCTATCAATTTATACGTCATAAGTAAAATAAATCACGTGATAAGTAAAACAAATCAATATAAGCTTGACAGATGAATGTATTTGTGCGGGTACACATAACCAACCATAAGCACATAAATCAATTAATGTCAAGTGATTAATTTTATTATATTTTTTTGGAAAATTAGAGGTTTTTAAATCAAATGAATATATCAATAAAATAGATAAGTATATCTATAAAATAGATAAGCACAGCATTGGTGCATAACTATTCAAATAGTGCACTAAAAGAGTGCATTCATATTAGCTCTCTGTGACACTTTCTCAATGGTCGCAACGCTATCCTATCAAAA